TTTCTATTCTTGCCGCCAATCCACGTCTAAATTCGGGAGCAGTTTCTTTGGCTATTTGACTAATCTCCGGCGGTGTTAATGATCTTTTCGCTGTTTCCGATTGTTGTTTAATACGTTGATGAAAAACCTGGGAAGCATTGTATAGGGATTCCTCTTCCGGCGGTAATGCAGCCTCCAACGGACCCCTTGTAATCAAATAACCACGCAAATACTTATCACCTTCTCTTGTGGCATTATCGGTTGCCTTATCCTCATCACGATAGGCCATTGACAGTAAGGATTCTTTTTCGGGTTTTGGGATTCTACCGGCCAAGATTTGTTGCGCCTTATCCTGTCTCGTTAATCCATCATTGTACGCTACGCCCAATAACCGATTAAATTCGACTGGATTATGGGGAATATCGGGAGGATTTAAAAGTTCCTGTTTAAAATGTTCACCCAACCTCCAATCCATTCCATTCACCACCCTTTGATTTATTTCCTTGATGGTCATTTTTCCAAGATTAAGGGATGTATCCTTGGCTATTGCATCTGATTGATCTTTTTGAGCCTGTTCAGACGATAGTCGCATAGACCTGATAAGGTCTCTGCTTTTTTCTATGACCTTATGATTTGTTGCTATATCCTTGCCAAAGGTATCCTGCATATAATTAAGATCATTTATAGACTTTTCCATTGTCGTATAGTCTTGGCCAAATTTGGTCTGCATCCTGTTTATTACCAGGTCAACCTGTTTATTTTCGTTATCGTTTTCCATAACCTTAATGGCTGTCTTGGCTTGTGCCTTGTAGTACGGTCTATCCTTCGGGCTGAGATCGGGGAAGCCATCTCCAGCAAGAGCCTTTGCAGCACCAGTCGGGTCAATTAAAATCTGATTCTTAACACCGGCCTCATCCAATTCCTGCATTTTCTTTTGTTCCAGGTCCAGGGCTTGCGTCTTATGAATCAAATTACCACCCATAGATCGAATCACGCCCCTTGCCGCTTCTTTATACGAATTGGCATATTCTGGGTCGGTTGCCTTACCAGCCAGGTCAACAAACATATCAACCTGGGCCATTTTACTTGCGATATTTGTATCTAACCATTTTTGGCTGGCTTCACGGCTAAGAGAATCCAAAACCGTTACCTTGTGTTCATTCATCATCATCTTAAAGTGTTGTTGAACTTCGGGGTCCTTGATTTGTCCCAGGGTTGTTTCTACGGTCTTATCGTATAGTTTGGAGGTGTCCTGATAATAAGTATCTGGATTGGGATTACTTTGGTCAAATTCTGTCTTGGCGTTTATCCAATCATTTTCAAAATTAACCCTGTTTTCACCCAATTGGGTTGCCTGACTAATTTTTTGTTTTGTTTCTACAACCTTCGCAATGGCTTGGCCAACATCACTCAGGCCCTTACTGATCCCCTCACCCATACGGTTCATACCTGCGGCAGCCTGTTGTAAACCCCAATAAGCCTCGTTCGGATTGGGAGCCTGTTCCACATTTCCAGGTTGAAATTTAGGTATATTCATTGTTTCCCCTTATTATCTGTTACCCAATAATGACAGTCCACCCTGTTCCATTCTTGTTCCAAAGTCTGAACCACTTGAACTACCGAAAATCCCACCCAAAAGACCACTGATAGTATTTCCAACCGTTCCTGCAATACTTCCCCATAGGGCCATCTGCCCAGCCTTCTTTGCCTGACGGCCAGCTTTACGCATCTCCAATAACTTAGTTTGATCCATCATTTCTTTATATGCGATTCCCTGGCGGCCTTCACGTTCCGTGGCAAGCATCACATCGGCAGGGGAACCCTCCATCTCCACGCCCGATGCGCCATATCTTGCCGCCTGTGTTCCCTCAAGGCCGGACAATTGATTTTCCATCCGACGAGTTGTTTCGGCATCTACTATTTCCTGTTCGGCCATCTGTCGGACAGTATTATGCCAGGTCTGTTTACCCTGTTCATAACTTGTCATTCCACTTGCCATAGTACCTACCATTGACATTTTAATTACTCCTCAATTTGGCATACATAATATAGGTATAATTGCCTATGTAATATGGAAGTTCACCTTCCGAAATGTACCCAAGGCGTTCAGCGAACTTACAGGCAACCGTCCAATCCTTTTGAACCGTGGCTTGCATCCTGTTTAGGTTCCATATATCAAATAAAAAATCACTCAACCGATTAACCTGTTCAAACAAAATATCTTTATATTTATAGACATCTGGTACGGTCCTTACCCAACCCTCTGCCGTATTGGGCCACAAATAAACACCACCAAAGCAGGCAATAATGCGGGGTCCATCCATGATGGTTAATGACGGAAATTTCTCATATAAAAATTCTGGTTTAACCTGTTTTGACCATAATATTTCTGCCTCGCTAATTTCAGGTCTTACTTCCATTCTCCACCAATGTTCTGTCTTAAACGGGACTACATTAACTTTCATTAATCTCCAACCTTCCAAAAATGCTAAGAACCGTAGCCGGTAACGGAAGTTTTTGTTCTATGGTGACAACCCCATCATCTTCCCAACCGAGGTTAAACATCTCCTTATCTCCCGTAAATGGAGTAATTCCCTCATCCATCGGGTCTAGTGAAGATCGGAATGGAATAACCTCTCCGTTCAAGGTGATACCAACCGTATCTACAAGCTTTACCCAAAGTTGCGACCATCTTTTCTTGCATGGTTGTATGGTATTTTGAGTTGATTGAATTTCTGGTTTGAGTGTTTTTAAATAACAATCATAATGTAAACCAACTTCAATATCTTTGGCGGGTGGATCAATTTCAACCTGACCGTTTTCGTCAACCACCACCTGCGGATAGACCGCCGCATCCCCAACTATATCCACGATTTCACCGACAAGATGGTCCAGACCGGACAAGGTGGAAACTGGTGTGCTAAAATTTGCAGACAATCCACAATCAACATTTAAATATGAATCGAGGTATTCGATGGTTCTTGTTGAGATACTATTAATGATGCGTTTTACCACCATATAAATAATTTCATTCTTTGTACTTGGACTTGGAATAACGGCAAAACTTTCTATGATTCCGGGTGTATTATGTTCACTCCACGATGCAACCTTTTCATTTCGTTTGTAAACCAATCCCAGAAAATTCCCATTCGTTTTAGTAAACCAAAGGGTAGGACTTACCCCATGTTGAAAAACCATATCCGTAATCCCATCTTCAACCAACGCATCTGCCAATACAGACAAATCAACTGAATCAAAATTATCGGACATATAATTGTATGTTAATTCCAAAACCTGAGAACCAGACCGTTCAATAAAAATCATTGAAGCACCAATGCGAATACCCTGAATGGAAGATGCACCTTCCGTTCCTTGGTTTACCAAATTAACATCGGTTGGTGTTATGGGAGATGAGGTAGCCACAAACATTCCACCGTTAGTCCCAAGTGCTAAACCCTTGGCAGACAGAAGCCATCTAATGAGGTTTACCCGGTTAGAACCTATGGTAAACGAAATGGCCTTGCTATCTGTTATCACGCATTTATTATCACTCGGAGACATATTCAATGGATCATCCACTACCGAACCGCAAAATGTTTGCGGAGAAGTCATGGAACCACCAAATATTAATCTTCCTTCGTGGAAAACAACAGTTATCGGGTATCCCCTTAATACCGACCATCTTCCTTCACGCTGAAAGGTCGTGGGTAGATAAAAATAAGTTGTTATCAACGGCCAATCCGCTAAAACGGTAGCATGACAATGGGTAGAATCCTCAACCGATGTAATGCGAACACATCCACATCCCCATGTAAAACCCGTTGTACTATCCTTCCAATAATACCAACCAAGTCTCCACAATGCCCCGATATGCTTTGATGGACTATCCGTATTCCATAGGGCGGCAGAAGCCACAAGTGTAATGTCTCCGGTTGCCGCAGATGCAACAAGTGTTGGAGTTTTTTGTTCCGCAAAGTACGGACCATCAATGAAATATGTGTTGTCAATGGTTGTTATGGTCCAGGAAGTATCTGAAGATCGGGTTACTTTGCGTGGCCAATAGTTAGGATGGGTAATATAAAGATCGTTGGAATCCTGCGCCCACTTAAGGTCTGGGAGTTCGGTTTCAAGATATGGAGAAGTAGTAAGTTCATAGGGATCATATAATTTACAAACCACATTATCAATTTTTACCGGACCATTTGATTTGCGTAAGAATTGAATATATGTCGTGGTTCCCCTTGCAATAAGGGTTGCCTGTCTTTGTGTTCCGGGTGCAACGATCACATCATTTAAAATCTGTGTTCCCTGGGCCGATGTTCCAACCCTTAAATGAATATTATCTGTTATAACATCGAATCGTAAAAGATATGTTTTTCCACTGATGGTGGTGATTGATTGACCGATAGAACCAATTCCAGTTGCCCCGCCATCCAATTGTGCAGTACCAACACCATCCCAAACAGCCGTTCCGGGACTTACGGAATAATTTGTCCATCCGGTCAAGGCAGATGGAAAATCTCCGTTCGTTACAAGATTGGAACCAGATTCCAGGCGAATCAATGCCCCATCTTTTATGAACCGCATATACTGATCGCCAACTTCGATCACATACGCCTGGGTAACACCATATTCAAATGGAATGAGACGACAAACCTTGTCGTTATACCTTGGATAGTCTACGAAATGAAAACCTGGCCTTCTTGTTACCCCCCCCTGTATTAATGGTATCCAGTTTATAAGACTATCAACGGCATTATAATACCTTTCCTGGTCAACACGACCATGCACTTTCTTGGAGAAGATACCACTTGTAAAATTACACTGAATGTATTTTATGGTTGGCATAGTTTTATCTTACATCCAACAAACCTGAAGATTCATAATCTTCAATAGAACCCTCCATGGAATCAATACTGCGTGCTTCCATAAGTTTCATTTGATATATATCAATCAGAGCCTTGGTCATTGCCGGATTTCCGGTAACGGGATATGCAATCTGTTGAGCTAATCTTGTGGCAATGACGTCTATCAATAAACTATCAAAAAGACCTGGATCGGTGATCTTTGCAATATATTTTAAAGTAACCACCGATTCATCCGTAACCAACTTTCTACCAATAACTTCCCAGGGAATCGCCTTATCATCATTAAGAAGTAATGCCCTAAGACAATAAGGGTCTACCGGAAGTTGGTAAGTATAAGAATAACCCGTTCCAACGAGAACATCGGAACCAGCCAATTGATTCAAAACCCCAAGTACAATGGCACATCTCCACGGATATGCCCTTAAAACAGCATCTCTCACTTGAGGGTAAAACCGACTACAAAGACGAGCCTTTTTTGTGAGGTCGTCAAAAGATAAAATTGGTTCTTCACCTAAAAGTAATAACGCATCGCTGCAAATCTCTACTTCGGATGGCATCGAACTCCTCCTATTTTATTTTATGCACCGGCTAATGTAGCAATACCAGCCGAATCCAGTTGAAGCGTTAAGTCACCGGCCACGTTGCCCTTGTCTGACCCAAAATTATAATAGGCAATCAATGGAGATGTTGACGCTGTTCCGGTATCCTTATATAAAATGGCGATCCTGGCGTTACTAAAACCAGTACCGCTTTGCGTCCACGTAGCCGGATCATCGGCATCAAACTTTATGACATTGGAGGCAACTGTAACGGTTTTATTGGCAATGGCATTTCCACCAGCCGTATAGTTCGTACCGGTAACTTCGTTAGTTACGTCACTCTTAAAAGCATTTGCGGCACGATCTGGCGAATAAGTAACGGTAGACATCATAATCTTGATGGTTGTGCCAGCCGCATCATGGTCAATTGCATCGTCCTGGGTCAATAGTTTCTTCAAATAATAATCAAACGGAACCCATGCCATTTTTAGTTACCCCCTTTTAGTTCTTCCAGTTGCATTTCCAGGTTTCTTCGCTTCAATTCTTTCTGAAGGGATATGGCTTCTGCGCTGGCTGGATGAACAAATTTCAATGCCTCATTGATTGTATTAATCCTTGAAATATGACGTTTGTGCCTTTCGGGAGCATTGGGATTTACAATCAATTCGTGTCCAACAAAGGAAGTCTTTACCGGACCCGGACCAAACGATTCTTTTATTTTCTTGATAAACGACCACATATTACTTTCTCCTTCTCCTTCTAAATATTGGCATTAACCCACCAATGGCTTCACCAAAAAACGTTACTTGTTTGCCCACCCAACTCATAGTCATTTTGGTTAGGTGCAATACCTCTTTTAAAAAGATTCCCTTTCCTACCCATGACAAGGGCATTACAAGAAGTTGAATAATTTGTCCCGCCGAGATGGTTACACTTTTTCCAACCCACTGAAGGACCTGTTTGGTTAATTGAATCGTTTCATGCACATTCACTGATTTGCCGGTCCACGCAAGACTTTCTTTGACGAGTTGGAAGGTTTCGTGAATATTAAGATTTATATTTTTACACGTATAAGAATTGGTCATCTTGTAAAGAACGATAGTTTCTCCACCACCACCCGATTCCTTAAACGAAATAGCATCTGCTGTCCAGTTATTACCACTTTCAATAGTAATTGCAGCATTTGAACTGCTTACCGTTGCAATTTTAGACCATAATGCACCACCGTTATAATACTGTTCATAATCCGTAACGCTCTGATCTGCCGAAGCCCCCCCTATCAATGGATTACTGAAATTTGCATATCCACCGGTATAAACTCCGGTTCCTCCAAAAACAACTTCTGATGTTCCGGTGGTTGAAAAGTTTTGGCTTGCGACGGTAGTGCCTGTTCCAACTACTCCAAGATTGATGTTGTCCAGAACAATAGAACCAGCACTATAACTATATTCCATCACGTCCATTCCCTGATGGCCCGACCCACCGGGAAATGTGCCAGTGTATGTAACTGTCCCACTGGCAACCGAACTAAGACAGTATACCAATCTTGAATAAAGGTTATGAGTACCATCTGATACCGTATTCGCATAGGCAAACGTACTACTCCCATC